CTTCTACAACTTGTTATCTCAGAAGGACCTCGAATCCCGTAGGAGGAACCAATGCCTCAATGCTGGCTTTGCTGCGAGAGGCTTGGGGAGTCGGATATGGGCTTGCAGATCAAGCCCGTGTATTTCGAAAGAAGCGCAAAGTCTAGACGGCTCGTAGCTCAGGGAGATCGGTTCCCTGACGGCGAAGTAAATCGTTACATCTGCTCCGACTGCACCCAGGAGTTCGGAGACATGCTCGGTCTGTGGGACCAAGGGCATGACATCCCCGAGGAGTACGCGCTCCCTACCGGCACCCCAGACGTAATCCAAGAGGAGGACACGTATGGCCCTACAGTGCACGGCCTGTGGCCTGGATATATACCCCGGTCATGAGGTCACGACCATCAGCCGAGGGCTGGTGAAGCATTCCAAGAAATCAGGGCGGTGTTTTCAAGACACCTCCTCTAGCGATCCAATCCACGCTGATATCGCATGTCACATTCTCTACCTATCCCAACGCAACCTCTGCGATTCCGGACAGCTTGTCGATTCTCTCACCGAGATGGTGAGGGCCAGGATAGAGCCCGACGTAAGGGTCGAGGTCGAAGACGAGTATCGGCAAGGAAAGATGGAGGAGCTGCGTGAAGAGCTCATCGATGAGCTCGGGCGTACCTGTGCGGTATGCAACGAGGAGATCGAAGACGTTCGACAGGCGATAGACGAGGATGACTTCATACCGCATCCGCAGGAACCGCCAGGGTTCTTCGCTCCGGTACCAATTCCAAAGTACTAAGCTAAGAAAAAGGCCCGGGGTAATCCCGGGCCTTTCTCTAGCTCATGTTGTTCTTTTAGCTCACCCGCAGCCAGTTGTATCGCCGCAGGTTCCGCAGATGTAGCAAGACCCCGACCGCTTGGTCAGGTTCCCGCATGAGGTGCACGGGGGCCCATCGAACGAGATCGTCGCATCGATGAACGGGATCACAGGAGCGAGCTCGTTCTTCCGTTCCTCTCCCTCGGGAGGGGGCGGAAGGAGGTAGTTATTTTCGATCCACCGGAAGATGTAGTCCACGATGGACTTGGCGATGGCGATGTCCTCATTCCCGGTAAACCCAGATGGCTCGAAACGGACATCTTTGAACTTGTCCACCAGGTCACTGAGAGAGGCGCCGTACTGCAGGGCGATAGAAATCGCAGTAGCGAAGGACTCGATCACACCCCCCAGGAAACTGCCCTGTTTAGAGACCCTGATGAACAGCTCACCGAGACCGCCGTCAGGGTACTCACCCGCTGTGAGGTACCCTTTCACGCCGCCGACGGTGAACTTATGGGTTTTGGCGATTCGGGTGTCGGGGAGCTTTCTTCGATCTCCCCACTTCGTCTGCTCGTTCTTCTCTTTGTGCTCGAGCTTGGTACCGACAGGCTGAGATAGCTTGCAGCCATCGCGGAAGACCGCCACGCACTTGAGGCCCTTCCTCCAGGAACGCATGTAGAGGTCGGCGATTTCGTCCTTCGTGGCGGAGCTAGGAACATTGACGGTCTTTGAGATGCCGCCAGACAGGAAGGGTTGTACAGCAGCCATCATATCGATATGGGCCTCAGGAGGAAGGGCCCTATCTCCCAGCGCCTCAGCGAAGATGTAGCTGTGCTCCTCATCGAAGTCCTCCGCAGTGTGGATGGTGCCGGTGTTGGAGATATGCTCCAAGATGGACTCAATCTCCTCTGGGGAGTACCCAAGGTTGTGAAGGGCTGGTTGGACAACCTTATTGGGGAGGGTGAGGAGGCCCTCCCCCACGATCTTTTTGAAGGTGACAACGCCCAGCATCGGCTCGACGCCGGTCGTATCGCAGCCCATGAGGAACGAGATCGTGCCGGTAGGGGCTAGGACAGTGACCTGAGCATTTCGGTATCCGTGACGCTGGCCGAGGGTGTAGGCAAGCATCCACTTGTCACTGGCCTCCGCCATGATACGGCGGGCTTCGGAGTCGTCGGACAGGCCATCTAGAACCGCATAGCTGAGGTGCTTGTTGATCACCCGTGACATGCTCGAGGAGTTCGGAAGAAACTCTTCGAACGGCCCAGCCACTGCCGCTAGTCGAGCAGATTGCGCATACGCCTCCCCGCCCATCAAAGCAGTGATGGAGGCGGCGACATCTCTCCCCTCTTTGGTGCCATAACCCAGGCCCCAGTAGGTAAGAAGAGCGCCCAGGTTCGTGTACCCAAGACCCAAGGTACGGAACTTGTGGCTGTTCTCGGCCAAAACCTCACTGGGGTACGATGCCGCATCTACGATGATGTCTTTGGCGATGATGGCGATATCGACAGCCTGCTTGAAACTGTCGATTAGGAAAGACTTCCCTCGTACGAACTTGAGCAGATTCAACGAGCCCAGATTACAGGCCGTCTCATCGAGGAACAGGTACTCGGAGCAGGGATTTGATGCGTTGATCCGCCCGCTCTCCGGGCAGGTGTGCCAGTCGTTGGTAGTGGTATCGAACTGCAGCCCGGGATCTCCGCAGAACCAAGCGGCTTCAGCGATCTTGTCCCAGATTTCTTCCGCCCTGTAGACCTTATGGACTTCTCCGTTCTGAAAGCGGGTTGCCCAGTTACTTCTGTCCTCCACGGCCCGCATGAAGGAGTCAGAGACTCGTACAGAGTTGTTGGCGTTTTGATAGCCAACAAGGTCGTAAACATTACCCGGTCTGTTCCACTCCGCAGAGTATCTACCGGTCTCGTAAAGATCGTGAGCTAGCTGCTCTGCAACTGCCTTGCAGGGGATGAATCCTGGCTGACCGTTGCGCTGCTCAAGAATGTCGGGGTGGTCGACGTTCAGTACCTGCATCTTTGCGGCTCGTCGAGTCGTACCGCCTGACTTGGTGACCCCTGCGAAAGAGTCGAAGCCCTTCATGAAGCTCACAGGTCCGGATGCCCATCCCCCGCGACTGAGCTGCTCCCAGGAGCTACGGACAGGAGACAGATTCCCGCCTGTGCCTGATCCTCCCTTGAAGAGCATGACCTCTCGCTTGGCGAGGTCCATGATTGAGCCCATGCTGTCGTCGACGGATTGGATGAAGCAGGCGGAGCACTGCGGATTGGGGACTGCTCCGGCGTTGAACCACACCGGGGAGTTAAAAGCGTACATCCCATGGACCAAGATGTAGAGGAGCTCATCGTAGAAGATATCGGACTCATCCCCCGAAAATAGCCCCTGCTTGAGCCCCTCAGTGGTGATCCACCCGGCCACCCGTTGGAACATCTGCTTCGCTGAGGTTTCCTTTACCCCATCGATGACTCGGAAGTACTTCTCGGCCACGATGTTGATGGTGGTATCTGACCAGAAGTCTGGTACCTCGACATCATCCTGACGGAACTTCTCGACTCCATCGGCTCCGATCAGTACAGCGTCTTTTCGGACCCATGTGATCCCCTCGAACGGGTGGATTTCCTTCTTGGTAAAGTGCCTCTGTAGTCCGAGAGAGACCTTGGGTGACTTCGTTGCTTCGACTACCTCTTCTGGAACGACGGTAGTTTCCATTGGTTGCGACCTCCTTTTAGGTAAAAGAACAGCATGAGCCATACAGGTAAGAACCTGCTGGCATTCGGCTTATCCCACTAAACCAGGGGAACTTGACTTCGCGGAGGCTTGACCTGCGCGATGGGGTTCTGCAACGGGTTGAGTTTGTCGTCCTGTGCCCCCTCACCGGCGATCAATATACGCAGAACGACGCTGTAGAGCTGCGGGTTCTGGGCCCGTAGCTGCATGAGCTGCATCTGCATCTCTGCCGGTTCCATGTTCTTGAGGGCGGCAGCCGCTCTCTGTGCCAAGTAGAGGATATTCACCCCACCTGGTTCGGCCTGCTGCATGTTGAGGGGAGACTGTGCCTCGGTCGGGATCCCCCGTTGCGGGGCAGTCTGTGCATTCTGCGGATCGACGGTAACCCCGTCCGGCATACCGGCCATCTGCTGATCAGCTCCCGGGCTCGGAGGAGCTGGGGGCGGGTTATCTCCAGATGGCGAGGCACCGGGAGCCCCAGACCCCATTCCAGAGGGATCAGGAGGCTGGGTAGGCATCGCGCCAGAAGTACCCATGATCTTCATGGCCTGGTTCTGGTAGCGGGCCTGGATGATCGACATATCTCCCTGTAGAGAGGCCGAGGCGAGCTGGGACTTACGCTGGTTCTCCAGCTGCTTCGCGAGCTCGTGCTGCTTGTGCTCCTCTTCCTGAACGATGTCGTAGTCCATCTCATCCAGAAGAGTCGTATCCGAGACTTTCTGGGCCTGGTTGAGTTGGAAGGCCAAAGCAATACGCTGCAGATCATCCGCCATACGGAATCGACGGAAGTGAACTTTGGGAGCAGTCCATCCCATGTACTGCGCCACCCTCTTGAGGATGAAGTCACGGCACATGATGAGCTGCTCAGTACGGTATCCCAAGAACTGATTCTCCAGCATACGCATGGAGACATTCGACCCGCTGTACGCCAGTCCGCCGAAAACGAACTCAATGGGCACGTGCATTCCGGCCACAATCTGCTCCGACCACGCACGCATCTCCTGATGCAGCATGAGCGCCTTGCCCTCACCACCAATGGTCTCGTTGCCTACGGGCAGGGGCAGGATCGGGATGTAGTTATTGTCGAGCTTCCACTTCTCGATCTCCCTCTCGATACGCGCTCTCCAGACACTGAGATCGGCCGTCGAGTATGGATCCGAGCTCGAAGAGCCGGCCTGCGGAAACAGGATACGCAGAGGGACAATGTACTGCTGAGCGATGGCCTCCTGGGCCTTGCGGAGGATTTGCAGGTAATAGGTGTCTTTGAGCACCGGCAGGATGAGAGGAAGCCCCCATCCCTGATCCTTCTGAGCGATAGTAGGTCGTTTCAGATGGAACACTTCGTTGTCATTGAACCGAAGGCTCTTTTGGCTCTTTAGAGCCTCGACAAACTCGTTGGGGATCGTCTCGATGACGTGACGCTTGCCCATTGTAATGTCGTTACGAAGACTGACCGGAACCTCGAAGAAGTAGTCCGTGCGGTTTGTGACGTCGTTATGCTCGACGGTGATGTGCTCGGGGTTCCAACGGATGAGCTTGATGCCTCGGAGGTTCTTGACGTTGTGGTCGTAGACCATCGCCTCCGTCGTGGTCATGCAATTGGAGCACGCCAAGTGGTACTTGAAATTGCGGAACTTGTAGGCCGCATTCTCTGCTTTGGTGTGTTTGTGGCACTTCCGGCAGATCAGGTACTTCTCGATAGGGAAGTGAATGGTGACGAAGGCATTGCCGTAGCAGAAGTAGTCCAGCCCTGTCTCGATCTGGAATGGGCGCAGTTTGAGAACGTGCTCGATGACGTTCTCCCATTTCTTGCGCAGATCAGAGTCCGCCTCGTCAACCACCAAGGGGGTGATTGGGTACTCCGCCATCTTGTAGACAACCGCATTGATAAGCGGGTTGACCATGAAGTAGTACCGACACCACCGGAACATCTGCTTGACCGAAGTCGGCAGATAGGTATGGCCGATATCAAAGAACGGTGAGGGGTATCGAAAGGATCCATTCCCTCTGTCCCGATAGCTGTCGAATCGAGCCGCGCTTCCTACGAAGCCGTTGGTGTTCCCTCCAAATGCCATTTAGCTACCCCATACGTCGCTGCAAGGCAGCTCGATCTTGCTCTGATAGCACGGGCTGAGCCGCTCTCTCTCTCGCCCTGCGCCATGGCGTTGTAGCAATACGAGAAGCCAGAATACTACCGCCAAGGCCGCCCAAGATACTCTTCCCAACCCGCCACTTGGGGCCGGTTGAGCTCAGAAGTGCTCCTGCTCCAATTAGACCTCCAGCTACATCGGCCCCCAGGTCCGTTACTCTCTCTGCCCTAGATCTTTCCTGGCCAAGAGGGTCTTTTCCAGCCACCGCTCCGGGAACCATTGCGAGGGTGGCTCCCGTGAAGATCGACTTGGGGCCGATAGGTAGATTGCGCCGCCAGGTGTCTTGTTTACCGAGCCAACCATTGCCACGGACGGGCTTCGGCGGAAGAAGACCCCCCAATCGGCGCTTGGCTTGCTCACCCCCATAATCGGCGACATCATCCCATCCCCGCCGCAGCCATTTACCGACTGTCTTTACAACGGCAATTTTGGTGATCTCGTCACTGAAGGCCGAGACTGTCTGGCGATCGATGCTCAATGTCCTGCCATCCAGTCTTTGATCTCCACGAGCTGACGGTCTCGCTGCCGGCGCCGGAAGGTCATGTAGTCGGTAGCCACTACGAGCTTTGCCGCCTCTATATCGTCAGCTGTCTCGTCGATCTCTACCTGACTTGGAGGCATAGAGAGAAGTTCCTCGTACCTCTTCTTGGTGGCGTCTGGGCTTAGAGTCAGTTCGAACCGTACATCGGAGCTGTCTTTAGCGTCCTCTGCTGGCTTGAAATTGAAGGGGTGGTCGTCGGCAAACGTCCGTGAGCAGGAAGCGCACTGCCCGTTGAATGGAGGCAGAGCACTGCCTTTCTTGCCGCAGTGCCTACAGATGTACTTGGGCTGAGCAAGATACATCCTAGCGTAGTCCAGAGGCTCAGGAGCGTAGCTCACTTGGTCATCCATAAAGCAGGCAGCGGTGTATCGACAGACCTCATCGCTGAACTCCTCCTTACGGATCGAGTTAGCTATGTCTACTCCCGCCATCAGGTGCGCTACATCAGGGGGCTGGACATATCCGATTCGGGGGATGATTCCGTTAAGAGCCAGGATGGTGTTCTCGAAAACTTCCCACTGCTCCCAGAAGGAATCCACAACATGGAGTGTCATGGCAGCCAAGATCTTCATCCGGTTGACATCGGCAACGCTGGTGTTGAAGGTCTGGCGTATCTCTTGGAACAAGGTATCCGGCTCCCACATGAACCAATCAAGCTGGAAAGTCTTGATGAGGGCCATGTCCAACACGAATGGATGGGCCTCGGGATGAGAGAACAAGTTGTTCTTTGAGACCGGTCTGTTGACCTGCTGTGCCGTCTTGTCGAGCTCGCCTGCGGACTCCGTCTCGATGGCGTCGATCTCAGCGTTCTCGGCATCTGGGTCTGCAGATGGAGGAGCCTCCCGGAGAACTCCTCCAAGACCCTGAAAGAACAGGTCTTCTGGCCCTTTTCGGCTCATCAGGACTTGAGCTTACGCCGTGCCGTTCCCGAAGTCATCTTCGCTGGACGCCATCCGCGCCAGAACGAGCTTGTTGGGAGTCGGCAAGGCCTCGAAGAAGACTTTGGGGCTTTTGGCGAACTCGTCTGCGAAGGCCTCTCCAAAGGCCTCCACGAGCGCCGGGCGATTGTTCCGGGACAGGGACTGAAGATCAGCCTCATCGATACGGACCCCGTTCTCGTCGAAGATCCACTCGTCCGCGGCAATCTTCTCGAGGGAAGGCCCGAACGTAGAAGCCCAAGGATCCGGAATCCTGGAATCCCACTCATATTTCAGGTTGGTGGTCTCGTCGAACTCACAGAGAGCCTCCGCAAAGGTCTCGGGAGACACCATGGCCTGTTTCTCAAGGAGAGTGTCCAGGGCTGGGTGGAACTCTTCGGCTACATGGCTCTTGCGGAACGCGATGTAGGCATCCACGTCAGCGCCGTAGGTGGAGCTGGCGTACTTCTCGATGGCTTCGGAAGGTCGGATGCCGAGATCCGCCATGCGGGCCGCCAGCTTAATGCAGTACTCTCGACGGTCCCGGGGGTGGAATTGTCGTTTGTATTCGGTGAAGTACGCCTCAGCGGTCTTGACCTGTGCGTAGGTATCGACCGGGTACTTTCCACGGAGGAGGGTTCTGGAGGGCGCCTGCGCCTCCTTCTGTAGAGTCGCCCCCGGCTCCCAATCGGCGACATCCACATAGGGAGAGGTGCGCCAGTTTCTTTGCTTGGTTTCGGCCTGGTTGCTCAGCAGAGCCATGGTCTCTGCGTCAGCAGCCGCCGTCTTGACGTGGTCGTCCTGGAGACGCTCTTTGGTCGAGAAGGGAGGAGCGACAAGAAAGTTCTCTCCCTGTGTCCCGGACATGTTGGTTCGTTTTTTGACATCGTCTTCGACGCCGCCACGGCCCAGGGCAGGGTTCATGGTGCTCTCTTTCGGAGGCTCCGGTACCTTATGCTCGAACTCCGCGTTCAGAGCCTTCCTAAGGAAGGGCTGTTGGGACTTACCCGAAACCCCACTGATCCCCGTCACAGCGGCAATCTTGAGCTGTTCTGGGACAGCCAACCCGTAACGAGTACAAGCCTCGATGAGGTTGCTGGCGGCGACCTTGACAGCTTTTGCCGGTAGGTAGTGGGCCTGCTTGAGGAGGTACGCCACCGAGAGGGCTGTGTTGCCCTTATCGACAGTGGCGTACTTGTGCATCTTCTGGCCCTCCTTTACGAGGACGAGGGCGAAGGAGTCGTCGGGGATCTTCTCGGCCTGGTCGTCGGTGAGGCGATGGGCCTCTTTGACAAAGTCCGGGATGTCGTTGACGTCGGGGACGAGCTCGCGAAGGACTTCTCCGTTCGTGTCGTCGTAGGTGTCGAGAACAATGCCAGCAAAATTCATGATGAGATCACCTCAAGGAGCGGGATGCTCTGCTCATCCTACGAAGAACTGGGTTGGGTGCCAAGCCAAACGTCTGCCAAGTCGGGCAATCACAGGGGATAAGTAGTTGCACGGGCGATTTCGCCCCCCAAACAAGGAGGCTTTTCTTTTGTCTGTACATAAACCAGCCGGGGCCCCGGTGTGCTTCGGCAGACAGTACGATGACCAAGACAGCGAATGTCAGCACAGTTGTGAGTACATGCGGGCCTGCAAGCCCGAATTTTTACGGAGTAATGGAATGTTACCAGTCCCGCCGCAGTACCAGGCGCAGCCGACCTGGCCGTACCACCAGACACCGTCTGTCCCAATCCCGGCTGCGCGACCGAGGCTGCCGGTCATCCAGCCGCAGTCTCCCCAACCTCAGCAGCATGTTGTGCCCTACCAGCCACAACAGCCTGCTCCGGCTGCGCCAGTCCAACCACCGCCGCAGTCTCAGCTCCCTACTGCCCAAGCGTTCAATCCCTACTTCCAGCAGTACTACCGACCGTACCCTGGAGAAAGCACAATAGGCCGAGTCGGTGCCCACATCGGCTTGCGGCTAATGCACACTCTCTTCAGCGAAGCCGCCAAGTTCTGTGAGGTCTGGCGACCCGAGCCGCCGTCTGGTACCTAGCCCTTCGGGCTGATCACAACTAGGGAGGTCACATGGAAGAGACAGGCGTGCGTTTTGTCATCAAAGAACCGGGCAAAGCGTACATCTCAAATAACCTATGGCTGCCTAAGGACAAGCTGGCACGTCTGTCTTCTGTCCAAGCAGCTCTGTCGGTGGACGAGGTACGCGGCAATAAGGTTGTCACGTACAAACTATGGTCCGAGACCCCGAACCACCTCGTGGTTCCCAGGGAGTTCATCAAGCCGGATCAGTATCCTGTCTACGAGTTCCCCTTTGTAGACGTCTCGCCCCTCAAGTACCCCCGCACTCATATCGGAGACACGATTGAGTGCCGGGACGAGGCACAGCTTAAAGCTTGGTTAGCTCTCGATGCTGCGACGGGCGGTATCCTGAACCTAGCCTGCGGCAAGGGCAAGACCGTACTTGCATACAAGAAGATCTCGAAGCTCAACGTACCTGCCTTGATCATCGTCAATGACGGAGTACAGGCCAGTCACTGGAAGCTTGAGGCAGAACAGCATCTGATTCTTCCGCCCGGAGAAACCATCGGTACGTACCAGGGAAAGGATTTGGACTGGCAGCATCCGATAACCATCGCAACCATTCAGACTCTGGCCCAGCACGTACGAGAAGGAAAGATCCCTCCGGGGTTTAGGGAGTGGTTTGGGGTGGCGGTCTTCGACGAAGTCCATCACCTCGCCGCTCCCTTCTTTCTTCTATCCGCAGACCTAGTCAGCGGCCAAAGATTCGGGCTTACTGCTACGGCGGAGAGGCTGGACAAACTGGAGTGGATCTATAAGCACCACTTAGGGGAAGTCTTCTACTCCGACCTCACACAAGACCTGGAGCCAGTGGTGTTCATCCAGGAGACCGATGTTGTATTCGATCCAAATGTCGATGATATCCGGGATAAGAGGGGCGAGCTGAACTTATCTAAGATGAGAGGGGCTTTGGGAGAGAACGAGCGCAGCCTAGCTATTAGGGAATACTGCATTCGGGAGGCCTTGAATCACGGGAGGAAGATCTTGTGCGTGAGCCACTCAAAGGCTCTTCTTTACAACCTTCACGAGAGGTTTCCTCGATCTGTTATCTGCGTGTCGGAAACCCCACAGGATGAACGCATCCCACAAGTGCAGGCTAGTCAGCTTGCGTTCGCCATATCCAAGCTCGGAACCGAGTGTCTCAATGACTCGGCACTAGATGCCTTGTTCATCCTGACTCCCTTCAGCTCGCCCAATGACCTGCAGCAGTTACTGGGTAGGATTCAGAGGCATCACCCCAACAAACCAGACCCCGTGGCGGTGATCTTCGACGACAAATGGGTCCCCAAACTTCACAACCTAGTGAGTAGCCTGCGCCGTACCCTTCTCAGTAAGTGGGGAATCAAAGCGAAGGTCTGCTCTCTACCTCCTATTTGAAAGGAAGCAAATGGACAAAGCTCAACAGCTCGAGCTCTTGTACCACGCGTGGTCCAGGTGCCAGGGCTGCATGCTCTGTGAGCAACGACGCTCTGTAGTCTTTGGATATGGAAATCCAGATGCCCAGATATTGGTCATCGGGGAGGCCCCCGGAGCTAACGAAGATCGAGAAGGTGTGCCGTTCGTGGGGCAGGCGGGACAACTCTTGGATCAGTTCTTAGCTAGCGTCTCTATAGACCCGGAGCTCATCGAGTTTGCTGAGCAGGAGCAGTTCCCTCCGAATGAGGTGAGGAACGCGCTCTTGCACTACATCTACTACACGAATGTAGTTAGCTGCAGGCCCCCAGAGAATCGCGACCCGACCCCGGGAGAGATCGAGACCTGCCGTCCTAGACTGCACGAGATCATCTATCTGGTCGACCCTATCCTAATCATCGCGGTCGGCAGGATCTCTGCGGAAGCCTTACTGAACAAGAAGGTAACCATCACCCAGCGAAGGGGGGACATTGTCGATATCGAGATACCGGGGCGAACGGCTCCTATTCAGTATCCGATGATGGTCGTACTCCACTCGTCATACTTGCTGCGTGTGAATGATTTCAACCAGCCTGGAGGCATGGCCGAGAAGACCTATGAGGACTTCCTTCTAGCTCATCGAATCATCGACGAGTTCAATTGGCTTCACTACGGCATACCCCAGCCCAAAGAAAGACCAAAGGCAGATAAATGAGCAAATCCCTCAACGAAGATGTCCTCTCCGAACTGACTAAGGCGTACGTCTCAGACTTCGAGAAGAAAAAGAAGAAGTACGATGCTCTGTTTGCCGAGTTCCAGGAAAAGCACCAAGACGAGCTGTTGGAGCTCGACGCAGCCAGGGAAGAGATGAACGCCGCCCTGGATGATGCTCGCAGGGCCTTGCGGGAGGACGCCAAGCAGGCTGACTATCGACGCGTCAAGAGGATCGACTTCGGAGGCTTCCGAATCCAGAAGAAATGGTCCAGCCACTACATCGTGGAGATGTTCGTCGAGCTCATAAAAGACCACAAACTCTTCGACGCCGCTGTCGATGAGGGAGTCATCTCTGTCAAGACCGAGATCGACGGAGACCAGGCCCGAGAGTTCCTTCGTAAGAACAGCCTAGAGGAACAATTCAAGGTCTGCATAGACGGCAAGGAGCTAACTCCGGCTATCTCTGGGCCGAAGCCTGTGGCCGCCTTTGGCGGGACAAAATGACCGAGCACCGGTTTCCGCAAACTAAGCTCAAGTACGAGCACCGAATCACCATCAACAAAGAAGATGTGCCGGAGTACTCGGCCGTCTTCGAAGGAGAGGTCCCTATGTCAGACCAAGAGAAAGACGCCCTTCAACAGATCCTAGGAGACGGAAACGCCTCCGTAACGGTGAGTCGCGAGGTCAGTGAGATGAATTACGGCAACGGCGGTAAGTGCTTTGCCTCTGTAACCATTCGCTGTCACCAAGATCAGCAAGCTATCCAAGCTGCGCAGAGCTGGGCCGCGCATTTCGCTGAGAGCTTCATCAACTCCCAGCACCCGCAGATGAAGGCTCAAGTACAGGCCCTCGGCATCATCCAGTGAAGCTCACCAAGTCCCCTTGCCGGATAGTCGGTGTACGTGTTGGGGAGATCAATGCCGATCTCCTCAGCGCCACACGGTTATCTGTTCGATTTGTCCTGCTTCGAGACCCAGAAAGCTCTGACGGGCTGAATGCAGGGCAGTACTCGAAGGACCGGGACTTCTCTCCTCGAACCATTGAGGCGTTCGAGAAGTTCGTCGAGTGCTTGGAAGAGGACGCACTAGTTGAGCTCTTTCAGGTTGAGGATCACCGTCTCGATGAGATGGACAGCACGCCCGAACAACGAGAGGAGAAAGAAAGCGAGAAGGACTCGTTGATCTTTCCTACGTTAGGAGGTGGGAAGGGAACTCCCCAGGTCTAGTGCTTGATCTCTGCCACTGAACAAAGTAACTAGAAAGACCGGGCTGATTTCCTCTGTGTTCCAGCAGAGCGGCCCAGACATTTAGGGAGGTCGCAACATCATGGCAGCAGGCCTAGAGTATCAAGTCATCTCGAAGATCATCGAGCTACAAGACTTTCACTCGATACAACGGCTAAAAATAACTGAAGACTACTTCTTCTCTCCGGAGTGCAAGTCGATCTTCAACTACCTGTGGAAGTGTTTCCACTCCAACGAGACCTTCGGGTCAGTTCCTAGCTTCGAGATCTGCCAAAGGATCTTCCCGGGGCTTTTGTATTCTCCCTCTCCAGATACCCTGGACATGCTGTGTGAGCAGCTTCGACTACAGAGGATGAGGGTTGAGCTCCTGGATATCGCAGAGAAAGTACAACAATTCGCGGACTTCAATCCTCGAGAAGGGATGGCGGCCTTGCGGACAGCAGCAGCTGAGCTGTCTACTCGGCATGAAGTCACGAACGATCTACTACTCTCCTCAGCGTACGACGTACTTCTGAAGGACTACGAGCTGGTGGCCGAGGGCCATGGGCTAACTGGGCTTCCATGGCCTTGGGTGCCTCTGAACGAGGCTACTCAGGGTATTCACAACGGAGAGTTCATCGTCGTCTACGGGCGACCGAAGAACATGAAAACATGGCTCTGCCTTTACGTAATCACCCTGATGAACATGTACGCCAACACCAGGGTGCTTGTGTACAGCTTGGAGATGGCTCCCAAGCAGATGACCCGAAGGATCGCTGCTATCCGGGCTGTAGTGAACTACAAGTCTCTGCTTTCTGGCACCCTACAGCCGCATGACAAAGAGAGGTTCTTCTCTCAGCTCAAGCAGCTATCAGACGAGGCGCATCTACACAAAACGGACCCAACGGCCTCTGTGAAACACGCCGAGCTCATGGTTACTTCGGGGAAAGGGGCTGGTGGTATCAGCTTCCTACACTCGAAGATCAGAGAGTTTAGGCCCGACATCGTCCTAGTTGACGGCATGTACCTGATGCAGGACGACCGGCAACAGAAGCGAACCATTGACTGGAAAGCTATTGCCCATATCTCCCAGGACTTAAAGCGTACGGCAACTCAGTTCGACATCCCCGTCATGGCTACGGCTCAGGCCAATAGGAAGGCGGACAAGAACATGAAGAACGCCGACTTATCGGAGATTGCGTACTCTGATGCCATCGCCCAGGACACGGATTTCTCTATCCGTGTACAGAAGAGAATTGATGGGGCCTCAAAGGAGCCCGAGATCGTACTGGCTTTCCCCGGCAGCCGAGAGGTAGACCTCGACGAGCTGCTGATTCACGGGATCCCAGCCCTGAATTTCGGGCTCAAGAGCACAGTGGTCGTGCACAACAAGGATGAGGACGAGAGCAAGAAAAAGGATTCTGCCCCGGCCCATCGTGCGATGCCGACCATTCCTGCCGGCCGTCTTCGTAAGTCGTCATGATTCAAGACCTCGTCTTGGACATCGTACGTCGATACGTCGATGACCGACCGCGCAAGTCTGGAGACGCTAACGTTCTATGTCGGTGCCCCTTCCACAAAGGCGGGCAAGAGACACGCCCTTCGTTCTCCGTGAACATCGAGCTAGGCGTATTCAATTGCTTCACTTGTCATGAGTCGGGGACCATCCCGACTCTCTTGACCCTTCTGGGCCTTCCCCCGGAAACCGTCGATAGGGAATGCAAGAACATCCGACAAAGCATTCGGGCCAATCTCGAGGCCCGCAAGATACGTCGGCAGAAAGAGCGGCACACTAAGGACCCATTCCGAGCCCACACAGTCCTCAGTGAGGCGATTGTCGCGGGCTTTAGATGGTGCCCCCTGCAGCTAGTAAATGCGGGGTTCCAGTGGGAGTGGCTACAGTACCTGCAAGTCGGTGTCGATCGAGTAAAGCAGAGAATCACTTACCCCGTTCGAGACATCTACGGAAACCTGGCGGGGATCGTCGGAGGCGCGACGATGTTTGGGCAGAGCCCAAAGTACAAAGTGTACCGAGGGCTGTGGAAAGACCTTGATGGGAACATCATACCCAGTGATTATGGTGCTTGGTTCGAGGAGGAATACCCCTCCTACGAGTTCAGGAACCACGACTATCTGTGGAACTACGACCGGGTCTACCCCCGGCTGTTGTTCGGGAAGGAGACACAACAACTCATCATCGTAGAAGGATTCAAGGCGTGTATTTGGCTGCTGCAGCACGGATATAGAAATGTCGTGGCCCTAATGGGCAGCAGTATGTCGCAGAAACAAAAACAACTACTACTGCGAGTGGACGCCGAGATCCTACTCTTCCTGGACAACAACAGTGCTGGCCGGGAAGGCACACTCAAAATCGGCAGAATACTCCAACAGGCAGTGCCCGCGTTACGGGTTGTGAATTATCCGCAGGGAGTAGAAGAAGAATGCCAGCCAGACTGGCTTGATTACTCGAACCTGCAGCAGTCGATCAAATCGGCTGTTCCGTATCGCTTTTGGAAGAAGGAAAACAGACAATGAGCAGACTGAGTGGCCTCCGACGAGGCGCGGCGAAAGCCGGCGGAAGCAAGGGCAAAGGCAAGGGCGGTTTCTACGCGAACTGGAACCCCCCGAGTTGGGATGGCAAGAACGGAGTGCTGAACAAGCTCTCCTCTCAGATGGGGCAAAGGGAAATGCAGCAAATCGCTGCCAGCCAGCTCCAGGCCGCCGAGCCCATCATCCTGGTTCCGGGTGAGTACCCGAACCCCTACAACCTCGATTACAGCGGTAATCCGACTATCGAGGAGATGTACACGAGGCGTAGCCATCGGTACCAGAAACACTACCGTGGAAAGCCTTCATCTTTCCGCACTATGACCTGTACGAGAGGGCCAGACCCTCACAACCCGCAGAACTGTGTCCCTTGCCTTCTCATCGACCACAAGCAGATGGACGAGAAAGCCAGCGGAGCTCGAGACACCTGGGTCGTCAATCTCCTGCACCTGGGCGCCTACTACCAGACGCCCTACGTCAAGGACGGACAGATCCAGCAGCGTGATGGCCAGACCATCATGATCAAGAAGGAGTGCAAGCAGTACTCCATCGGCAACCGTGCCTACTGGACCGATCGAGCTGCCCGGGACCAGAGGGCCTCGGCGCAGTGTGATGGCTGTCAGAATGGCACCCCCCACACCCTGGGAATGCACCGCTACTGGGAAGTCGGCAAAGGGCATCTCAACGCCCTGCTCGACTTCAACGACAGCGTTCTGTCTAGCATCTGCTACTACACTGGCACCCGCATCCTCCAGACCGGCTTCGCCTGTCCGCACTGCGGTCAGGTGACCATGGACGCGTCATCTAGCGGTCTCACCAACGATCAGATGAAGCAGTTCGCCGAGAATCCTCAGAACTGCTCCAACTGCCACCAGCCGGGGCTCCCGCGCGCTCTCTATGAGAGCGGGTACGACGACAACTTCATGAGCAAGCGGTCGGACTACCAGCCTCCGGTCGATGCCGGTGGGCAGCCTATCCCCGTCCGTCCCCTCGACATCTTCGATGTCGTCCTGTGGGTCCAGCGAGAAGGCGAGAGCACCAAGTCCGCCCCTGTCGTCAAGCACTGGACTCGTATTACCCAGGCCCCCTTCGGCGAGAACGGGGCTGCCATCGACCTGACGGAGATGGTAGAGAAGGAAGTCTCCAAGGTCTTCGACTTCGACGAGCTCTTCTCCACGACTACCGACCAGCAGGCGAAGGACCTCGACTGTGCCAATCCCTACAACCAGCAAGGACCGTCGGCCGGGTACTCTCCGCCTCAGCAACAGCAGGGCCACGGTGCTCCACCGAGCGCCGGGGCCACCATCCCGCCTCCTGCGCCGCCGCAAGCGGGATACTCCCCACAGCCGGCTATCCCTACCACCGCTCCAGGAGGCCCGACCCCTGGTGTCCCTGCAGCGGCTCCCCCGGCCGTCCAGCCGCCTGCGCAACCGGCAGTGGCTGCTCCTCAGCCTCCTGCTCCTACCTTTGCCCCTCCTCCTTCGGGGCCTCCCGCTGCTAGTCCTCCCGCTCCTGCTGCTGCTCCTCCTGGCGCCCCGGTACCGGTAGCTGCTCCGGGCCCTGCTACCATCGCTGCTCCCTACCCTCAGCCTCCTAGCGCACCCTCTGCGCCGACGGCTGGTGGTCCTCCGCAGCCCGGCAATCGCCCCAATTGGGGCGGTAACCAGTAACCCTAGATGGAACTCAGAGGGCCCGATTCGTCGGGCCCTCTGGGTCTCCTATGGAGATTTATGGCCAAGTGGAACCTGATACCCCAAGCCGAGTGGCTTGAGACAGAAGCCCAGATCCTCGAAGCTAGTTACTACCTCCAGCATCAAGGCGCAGTAGACGAGTCTACTGGTTTACGAAAGATGGGAGGAGACACGGAGACCACGGGGCTTCACTATACCCGGGACTACCCTCTTCTCCTGTCTATGTCTGACGGTATTCGGCGTTTCGCTTGCGAGTGGGAGCCTTGGGGACGTCACCCAGCCATCAAAGACCAGCTCTTCGAGAACCCCAACATCCTCAAAATCGGCACGAACATCAAGTTCGACATGCATATGACCGGGAACCGGGGCGTAGCCTGGGCAGGTCAACTTCGCTGCACACTGATCATGGACTGGCTGTTCGATGAGAACCGCTGGAACCACGACTTGAAAAACACAGCCCGTGACCACTGCGGCATCAAGATGAAAGACTTCCGAGAGGTCTTTCCCATGCTGCCAAAGAAGAAGGGCCGCCCCGATGACACAGCTGGCGAGGCTATCAAAAGAACGATGGCTACTCCGGAGGGAAGAGCGAAGGCCATTGAGTACTCTGGTCTCGACGCTTACGCCTCCGTCCGCGTCCACGATTTCCTTGAGGAGAAGCTGAAGCAAGACTTCCTCTACGAGGGGTACTCTTATTGGCAGAACTTCTTG